ATACTTAAACAACTTAATATAGATGATATAATATATGCAGATTCAGCAGAGCCAAAATCAATTGCAGAATTAAGAACGTATAGACATAAAGTAATGCCAGTTAAAAAAGGTAGAGATTCAATTGTATATGGTATCAACTTAATAAATCAAAATGATATTTATGTAACCTCAACAAGCAAGAATCTAATTAAAGAATTACAAAGTTATAGTTGGATGAAAGACAGAGAAGGTAATACTATTAATAAACCAATTGATGCTTTTAATCATTGTATTGATGCAGCACGTTATGCAATTACATCACAGTTAAGTAATCCAAATAAAGGTAAATACAATATAAGATAATGAGTAATGAGGAAATGATTTCTACTATTCAATGCTTTATACATCATAAAACAAATAGGCAAATAAGAATATTGAAACCAAAAACACCAAGTCAGTTTTTATTACTTACAAGTCTATATCAAAAATGTATAGGCTTTTTTATAAAACATTAACATAATAGTATTATATATATATGAAGATTGAAATAAACGTACCAACATCATTAAGTGAAGTTACATTAGGACAATATCAAAAGTTCTTAAAGATAGCAGAAGATAATCCAGAAGGTAATTTCTTAAATGCTAAAATGATAGAAATATTTTGTGGAATACCTTTAAGTGATAGCTACAAATTAAAGATGAGTAGTGTTACTGCTATTATAGATATATTGAATGAGTTGTTAAGTCAAACACCAAAAAGAGTAGAGCAGTTTACAATGAATGGTGTTCAGTATGGATTTATACCAGACTTGGATGAAATGTCTTTAGGAGAATATGTAGACTTGGATGGTAGTGCAAGTGATTGGAATAATATGCACATTGCAATGAATGTATTATACAGAAAAATTAAAATAAAGAAATCTGGTAAATACAATATAGTTGATTACAATGTAGAGAATCCAGAGAAGATGAAAGATATGCCTTTAGATGCAGCAATTGGTTCTTTGTTTTTTTTTTACAATTTAGGAATGGAACTGTCGAAGCATACGATACTTTATTCCAGCAATCAAGCGGAGATGGAGGCTTATCAAGAGCAGCTAATTTCGGAAACAAATGGGGATGGTATCAGTCAATTTATGGTCTCGCTAACGGAGATATTACAAGATTTGAAGATATCACTAAATTAAATATTCATCAATGCTTTACGATGTTATCATTTATGAAAGAGAAAGCAGAACTGGAAGCAAAACAAATAAAAAGTAAATTCTAATGAAAGGGTTTTATCAAGTAACGGAAACAATAAAGAATCAATTATTATCAGATGCAAACGTTAATAATGTAACAACTGGAGATATCACAAAGATTGATTTAAGTAAACAAACAATGTTTCCTTTATCACACATAATAGTAAACAATGTAAATAACGAAGATAATGTATTACGTTTCAGTTTATCTGTTTTGTCTATGGATATTGTTGATGTATCGAAAGAAGCAGTTGTAGATATTTTTAGAGGTAATGATAATGAGCAAGACATATTAAATACTCAATTAGCAGTACTTAATAAATTAGCACAAGTATTAAGAGGAGGTACATTACACCAAGATTTATATCAGTTAGATGGCACACCAAGTTTAGAGCCTTTCTATGATAGGTTTGAAAATGAGTTAGCTGGTTGGGCAATGACATTTGATGTTCTTGTAAATAACGATATCAATATATGTTAAAGAACGTACAACAAGAGCTGAATAGATTTGCAAAGTATGTTATTCAACAATCAAGAACGAATCTAACAAAGAGCAAAAAGAACAGTTCTAAAACACTTTATAATAGTTTAGACTATGACTTAAACGTAAGTCCAAATAGTTTCTCTATGAGCTTTCTAATGGAAGATTATGGTGTATTTCAAGACAAAGGTGTAAGTGGTATAAAAAAGAAATATAACACACCTTATAGTTATACAAACAAAATGCCACCTCCAAGTAAAATGGATAAATGGATAGTAAGAAAAGGTTTGAAAGGTGTAAGAGGTAAAGATGGTAAATTTATATCAAGAAAGTCTTTACAATTTATGATAGCAAGAAGTATTTATAATAATGGTATTAAACCAAGTTTGTTTTTTACAAAGCCATTTCAGAAAGCATTTAAAAATTTAGACAAAGACATAATAAAAGCATATCAATTAGATGTTGAAGAACTACTAAAATTTACAACAAATGGCAATAATTAACGCAAGAAGTCCGTATTTTGTAAGGACATCAGTTACAAATGTGGCTTATGCTACTTTAGATATTGAAATATATTCTGGTAATAGAGATACTGATTATACTGGCACACCTCAATATTCTTTAAGAAAACAAATAATATTAAATTCTACTGGAATAAATTTTGAAATATCTGAACTTATTAGAGATTATTTAGATATACCTTTTTTTGGTTTTTATTTTGCTGCTGATGAATTTCATACTTGTAAGTGGGTGCGAATGGTAAAGACATCTTTTGATGGTAATGACGTTCAGTTACAACAAACAATAACAACTGATTTAGTATTAGATGGTTATTCTTATTTTGAAGAAGGTAGTAATTATTCTTATACTGGTAAAAATATTTTAATGACAAACAGAGAAGTGTTTGCATTAGATGATAATATTTATAGAATACCTCTTTATATCGGAGAAGAAGTTAATGTTGCTTTTTTAAGAGATGGAGAAATTGTTGGTAGTTATACTAATGCTGGTGGCTCTATATTGACCACAGAACAAGTAGCACATATTAGTGTAAATGGAATAAGTGCATACGATTCTTTTAAAGCAAGAGTTGCAAAAAATTATTTAGGTGTATTTGAAGATAATAAATGTATCTCACAATATTTAAACAGTTTAAGTATTGGAAAAGTAGATACTATACATATTGGAAATACTGATGGAACTCTTGATATTATAAATGTAAAAACTATTGATGAATGTAGATACGAGCCAAAGAAAATAACCTTTATTAATAAATTTGGTGTATTACAAGATATGTATTTCTTTAAAAAGAAGGTTGAAAGAATGACAACTAAAAGAGAAAGTTATAAAGCAAATACTTTAACTTATACTAATACATACGATACGAGTGTACATACAAAAAGAGATTTTAATATTACTGCAAACGAATCATTTACTTTAAGTAGTGGTTTTTTAAGTGAATCTTATAATGAGGTATTTAAACAATTAATGTTATCTGAAAAAATATGGATAACAAACTTAACAGATACAGAAGAACAAATATTACCAATAAATATAAAATCAAGTGATATAACATATAAGACTAGCTTAAATGATAAATTAGTTGAATACACAATTGAGTTTGAAAATTCTTACAATGTTTTAAATGACATAAGATAAATGCAAAAAATACAATTATACATAGAAGGTCAAAGAGTAGATTTATTTGAAGATGAAAGTGTTGTATTAACTCAATCTATTCAAAACGTAAAAGACATTCAAAAGGTTTTTACAGACTATTCAAAGACGTTTACAATACCAGCGACAAAGAGTAATAATGCTATATTTAAACACTATTATAAAAACTCTATTACAAATGGATTTGATGCAAGAAAAAGAGTAAGTGCTAATTTATATTTAAACTTTCTTGAATTTAAAGAGGGTAAAATAAAATTAGAAGGTGTTGATTTAAGAGATAATGTACCTTATTCTTATAAGGTTAGGTTTACTGGAAATACAGTAACTTTAAAAGACTTACTTGGAGAAGATAAACTTGGTGCTTTAGGTAGTTTAAGTAGTAACGATTTAGTATATGATTCTGCAACTGTAAAAACAAAATTAAAAGCAAATCCAGCAACAAACGATGTTATAGCACCTTTAATAACACATACACAACAGTTACATTATGATTCAAATTCATCTGCTAATTTAGAAGGTAATATTTATTGGGAAACGGGTGGTGGTAGTCATTTACACGGAGTATCTTGGAATGATTTAAAGTATGCAATAAGAGTAGACACTATTATACAAGCAATAGCAACAAACTATGGAATAACTTTTAGTAATGATTTCTTTACAAGTACAAATATACCTTACTATAATTTGTTTATGTGGATGCATAGAAAAAAGGGTGGTGTACCTTTAGATAATCCACAAACATTAGTAAGTGGTTATCAAGTTGTAAGTAATGATTACGGAGGTATTATAAATTCATCAACAATAAATATACCATCAGACGTAGCTGGAGATAATCAAGGTTTTGGTTTATTTTTAGAAACAACATCGACATCAACATATAATGTTTCATTGGTAAGAGATGGCTTGTCAATATTTAGAAAAACAAATTTAACTGGAAATTCAAATATTTCTTATGCAGATTTAAACGACACTTTGGAAGCTGGTAATTATACTGTAATAATAGAAAGCGAAAGCAATTTTACAATGGATAGTGTTTTGTTTTTTATACCTCATCTTGTAAACTCAACTTTAGTTTATACTAGATATGAAGCAACAAGTGTATCTATTACTGGTGCAGTTGATTTTATTATAACACAACAGATACCAGACATAAAATGTATTGATTTTTTAACTGGTATTTTTAAAATGTTTAATCTTACGTCTTATGTAGACAATGTTACTGGTAATATAATTGTTAAAACACTTGATGATTTTTATGCTGATGGTGTTGCTTATGATATTACAGAATTTATAGACAGAGACAAAAGTTCTGTTAATGTTGCTTTACCATTTAAAGAGGTAACATTTGAACACGAAGATACAAAGACATTTTTAGCTGCTAGATATTCTCAATTAAATAATAAGACTTGGGGAAAAACACAATATACAAACAATGGAGAAAGATTAGATGGAGGAATATACAAAGTTAAAACACCTTTTTCTCAAATGCTTTATGAAAGGTTAACTGATTTAGATACTGATACATTAACAACTGTTCAATATGGTTGGTTTGTAGATGATAATCAATCTCCTTATTATGGTAAACCTTTATTGTTTTATCCTATATTACAAAACACAACAAGTATATCTTTTTTAGATACAGATTCTAGTCATTCAGAAGTTACACAATATAATATACCATCAAATAGTGTTGCATTGTTATCAGCTACGAGTAAACATAATATTAACTTTTTTAATGAAATAAACGAATACACAAGAACTAATGATTTTACAGATACATTATTTCAAGCGTACCATAGTGATTATATAAGTGATGTATTTGATGTAACAAACAGATTAACAAAACTAACTGCTTATTTACCATTAAGAATTTTACTTAATTATACACTAGCAGATAGATTTAATATTAGTGGTACTACTTATAAGATTAATTCTATAAAGACAAATATGCTAACTGGTAAATCTGATTTAGAATTATTAAATGATATTTATACAGTACCAGCTCCACCTATACCACCAGATACAACACCACCAACTGCACCAATTATTTATACACCAGATACAGTAATAGGAAGTAATCAAGTTTATTTTTGTTGGTCTGCATCAAGTGATGGTACTGGGGTAGGTGTTAAAAGTTATCAAGTATTTCAAGATAATATTATTATTCAAAGAGTATCAGCAACACCTTATACGGATTTTTATTGCGTAACAATAACTGGTTTAAGTCCAAGTACAACTTATGTATTTGGAATAAATGCAATTGATTTCAATAATAACACATCAACAACAACTAATTATACATTAACGACAACATCATAATGATAAAAGAAATATTAGAGTTATTGAAAGATACAGATTGTAATGCAGAGATTGTACAAATAGCAAAAGGAAAAAATAAGTTTCCAGATAGTTTTAA